ATTTATCTTCATTAGTCATTAGAAAATATCTCATAAGGAGATATATTATTAATGATTTGCCTGATGCTGTAGGAGATACTAATAATCCTGATCGAGTTCTTAATCCATGTTCAACAGCTTCTAACTGGTAATCTCTTGGTTCAAATGGTAGATTTAATGGGGCTGCGCATTTAATCCAATCTAATGGAGCAGGGTAATCCATTCCAGGTAAATTATATTTGCTTGGTGGTTCTCTTAATACAGATACAAGTTCTATATCTCTTTCCCTACAAAATAATTTTATATATTTAAATAATCCAGCATATAAAGATTGGTCACGTAAATTAAAGAGGCGAATTTTTCCGTCCCATAATTTATTTTTAAATTGAGGCATGAACTTATAGCCAGGAACATAGAATGTAAAATATTCTGCTAGTTCTTGTATGATACCTTTATCTTCGCAATCAACGTATATGAATGCGTTGTCTTTTACCTTTACAGTTATCAATTCCATATCTATTTAAACACTTGCAACATTGTTTATCATTTTGTATTAATCTTTTATATAAAGACTGCTTATCTTTATATTTATTCTCACTTATATTACGACATATGCATGCGATCATTTGCTTCCTTAGCTAGTTTATGTGCATATTCTAATGCAGTCATTCCATCTGGGTAGATTACATCTAAAGGTTTTGATTTAAGTAATGCTTCTGTTTCTTTTATAAGCTTTTCAAATTTTTGTTTTTCAGCACAAGGTGTTCTTAATCCATTGTTTATATTAATGTAATTCGTAAGTAAGAGCTCTAATGTTTTTCTGCTAAACACCAGCCTCGAAACTCCGCCATTTAATTATGTTACCAATATTTTGGTGTCGCCATCTTATAGTATTCATAATTTCCTCCAGTGTTTCGATAAGAACCTTATCATATTCTAATGCTGCTTGAGCCTTTTGGATATCAGTATCTGAGTCATAATAATAATTCATATCACCTTTCAATGGCTTATTTAATCCACCAAATGGGTCATATTCCCAACCTTTCATATCCATTTCACCTTGACTCAGCTTACCATTATAATATAACCATTTATCTTTCAATAATGTTTTATAATCTAAATCTTTTTTCTTTCTACGCATACGAGTAATTGTAAGTAATTCAAGATACTTACTGTGTAAACGTGCTGTTTTGATAGTGGTATCATCCAACTTCAAATCATCTATTATGGAATCTTCCTTCCACATTTTTAGTACTTCTTCAATATTCATAATATCTAGTTATATCTATAATAGTTATATTATATCATATAATATAGTAAAAGTAAACAGCTTAAATGAATTGGTAATAGGAATAATCGAATGTAACAACCGCAGTAAGATATTCTACATCAGTTGTTGTGATATCAAATGGTAGAGATGAAATACTTGTCGGGTAAGCATCTACAAATTTGATTTGTTTTGTGACGTTATTAGCTGAGTTCATAACAGTAAGTGTCATATCTCTATAATGGTCTGAACTTGTTGTCGTTGAATGATTTGCTTCTACATTTGCTTTCATCCAATCAAAAATTTCTTTATAATTTAAAAGATCTTCATCAATAAGATATGATATTTCAAATGAACCAAATGCTAGTTTATCTCCAGCCCTTCCAACATCAATTGATTTATAATTTAATATAGCACCTTCAGTAGTTACATCTGGTAAGACCATTGTTTGAATAGTAAATTCTGCACCAGAATAGGCTTGGCTATCTAATGTTAAAACAAACGACGATGGATTTAAAAAGTTTGGCATATAGTTATTTATACGAAAAAAAACGGGGCTTTCGCCCCGTTTAGATGTATATTTAGAAAATTACAGATTCATAATCTGACGTTTTCTGTAGTATACGTTAGCTCCAACACCCGCTGTAACAAATGGGTTGTCAGCAAGACCATAACGAGTCTTAAATCCAATTTTTGGTTGGAAGTCATTTTCGCCAATAGTCTTCATCATGCTTAATGGAACATATGGGCAGTAGAACATACCAGCGTCATAAGGATTAGAACCCTTATAACCAACTGTAAAGTAGTCTACGCCTGCATATGGATCGATATACACTTTCATACCGCCAGTCATAGTACCTGCAAGTAATGAACCTGTAGCATCTGAATCAAAGCTATTAGGACCACTTAGGCCTAAACCAGTATCCATCATGCCAGCTGCATTTAATGCTGCTGCAACACCATGAGATACGATAGCCCAGTTACCTTTACCACGACGAGTTGACGTAGCAATGATATTAGCTTCTTTTTCCATAGCAAAAACCATACCTTTGATTCTTTCAATTAACCAACGACCGCCACCATTATCAGCCGTAGCTGTAATGTCTAATTGACCGTCTGCTGCAACTGTTGAAGTTACAGACTTAAGGTTAATATTACGGATGATTTCACGATTCATTTCAGCCAAAATTTCAGTTGAAAGGATGTTCGCAAGTTCAGTTTCCGCAGAAAGACCATGTACTGCTTTAAGGTCTTGAGCTAATTCAATTGTGTATTGAGCTTTAAGAGCACGAGACTTTGCAGTCACAGTAGTCTTATCAATTGAGAAAGCCATTTCGCCGAAAGCATTACCAGTGTTACCCAATGCTTCAGCAGTTGCTGTAGTCATTGCAGAACCTGGAGTATAGTCATCAACTGTATCGTCATCGTCTACTGGAGCAGCTGCGCCGCCTACAGTAGCTGTATCACCAGCAAATGGGTTATTTGTATCAAGTTCTGATGCATTTGCTGTACCCGAGAATCCAGTATCTGCTTCGTCGAATAACGCTTCAGTACCGCCTTGTGTGCTATACTTGCTCTTCATTGCAAAGATTAGACCAGTAGGACCAGTCATTGGCTGTACGCCAACTAAATCGAATGCAAGAAGTGCTGGAGTAGCACGTCTAACTAATGAAATGAGGACAGGGTCCCAACCATCGACATTTGAACCTGCCGGTGCGTGGGAAGCGTTGGCCGCTACCTCGTTTATTTGTGCACTTTCTTGTGCTTGTGCCTTTTCCATGTTTTCAAGAACAACAGCAGTAACTGCACGCTTGTGCGCGTCTTTTATCTGACCACCGTTAGCTTCTGAATCAAGGACAGGAGCCCATTTTTCCTGTAGCATTTGTTGATTAATTTCCATTTTTATATTCTCCTATAAATGGGATTAAGTTCGCGCCATTGCGTCCAAGTATTTCTGCATTTGAGCAGAAACAGCTGGTTTTTCTTCTTGTGAATCCTCAGTAATGCCATCAACTTCTGATGTCTCTACCGCGGCATCTTTATTAAGGTAAGATTCCTTAATTGTAGCTACTTTAGCAGCAAAAGCTTCGTTATCATCAGCTTCAATAGCTTCTGACAATTCAGTTACTTTTGCAGTTTCAGTTGCAGTTAACCCTTCACATGCTTCACTAACTATTTCCTTTCTTTCGAAAGATTTTACTTTTTCTGACAATTCAATAGCTTTTTCAGTAGCATCATTTAATTGAGCTTTAGCATCTTTAGCTTCTTCAGATAGGGAATCTAAAATATCTCCCGCATCGTCAGGAACATTGATGTGATGCTCTTTAAATAGTGTACCTAGTGAAGAAATAAATGATTCTGTGATTTCAGACTTAAGAGAATGCTCAATTGCAACCTCATTGTCTTTCATCCAGTTTTCAACTACATATGTTAAGTAGCCGTCAACCTTATCAACCAAATCTTCTTTAATAGCCTCAACTTCACCTGCTAGATCAGAAGCATATTGCTCTTCTAATTTTGCAGTTTCAGCATTAACTTTAGAAGCTAGTGCAGTTTCAAAAATAGTGGCAGCCTTTTCTTTAAAGCCTTCAGATAATGTATCTTCGTCTTTAATTAAAGCTTCTACGTCTTCCTTAAATTTTCCTTTTTTCTCAGGAATGCCTTCGACTTCATTACCATCATCCGCTTTTTTCTTTTTCTTTGTATTACCCGGAGTAGCTTTGTTATCTTTAGCTGATGTTTTACCACCTTTAAGGTCGCCTTCGCCATCTACTGTTTCGTCAACACTGTCTTCTTCTTCGTCCTCTTCTACGTCAGCTTTCTTAGCTTCTGCTTTCGCTTTAGCCTTTTCTGCTGCTTCAAAGATTTCGTCAAGATCTTCTTTAGACATTTCTGTCAAAGAAGCTTTAATTGCTGATGCTGTACGAGCTGCTGTTAGAGGTGCCTCTGGAATATCATATTCCTCAGCTTCTACTTGCGTATCCTCAACAATAACCTCGTCTACAGTTTCCTCAACAACTTCGTCTTTTTTTACTTCAGACATTGTTTTCTCCTTTAGAGATTATAGTTTAGAGAGGAAATGCTCGAAGCCTGCTGATTGTTGCTCTTCCGAGAAACACTCTTTAGACTCTTTCACTTCTGTCTCACCTTCTTCAATTGTTTGGGTGAAATGACCATGCCCGTCCGATTCCCAACTAACACCTTCCATAATGCCATTAACAAATGCATTAGGTGCAGATGGGTCTTGAACGATATCAATAGTGTTAAGCATGAAGTCATCCCTAACATAATTGGCACCATCTTTCATTTCCAAACTTCCCATACCACGACTTGACACTCCTAGTTGGACACCACCTTCGACAAGACCCTTTACGATCTTACCCATAGGGGTATCTAATATAAGTGCTTTTCCCATCACATTATTACCGTCCCACTTGAGTTCGGTAATTCTGTGAGAAACTTTATCCAAATTAATGGATGGACCCTCGGGGTGATTCAATTCTCCCACCGCTCGGCCTGTAATTACTTGTTCGTTGACAAATTTATCAACAGCTTGAGTAAGAACTTCTCTGGTATAAACTCTACCATTTTTATTCTTATTCTCAGCTTGCATAAAGATACCTTCTAATACGGTATTCTTTTTACCATTTTTTCCTTCTTGGATTGAATATCCAAGTTGGGTGTTTGTATATTCCGCAATTAGTTTCATTTAAGCTCCCATTAAATTTATGAAATCTTTTAAGGCTATTTCTGCAGCTTTTAAAGATTTATGACTATCCATCTTTATACCGTCAATATACAAATTAAATTTATCTGTAATGACTGCTGATGTCTTCTTCTTTCTTCCAAGTTTATTATATTCCTTGGCTACTTTCTCACCTTTAGGGAGCTTTAATTTAGCTTCTAATACTGCATTAAATGAATCTTTAAACGTTTTCATCTGTTGTTACCTCTCCTTCCGGTGTCTCCACCGCAGGTTCCTCTGCAACTGGAGCGTCATTTGATGCTCCATACATCGTTGAAGCAACTTCTTGTTTATGATTATCCAACGCATCAAGGAGTTTATCATGCATAATGCTATTAAAAGCATTATTACTCTTCATTGCGTCGCCCTTTTTTATATTATCAATTAAATTTCTTGTACTCATAGTCTCTCTTTATCTTATTTATAAAATTATTTATTTCCAGTATACTTTTTGTATTACGTTAGGTATACAATAAGTTTATATAGCTGAATTAGCTACATCGACGTTAATATCATCTGGTTTTAATGGATCTTTCTTATTATCCTTCTCAATTTGTTTGATATCATCATCATTTAACTTCAGAATATTACGGCGTATCCAGTCTTTAGACCAGAACATACCAATATATTCGTCCATCATCTGTACCATTTCTATTCTTTCTTTAAGAATTTCTCCATCCTTAAGTTCAGCATAATAATTATCTCTACTGTATTCGATGGTTATACCATCTTTCATGCTAGCCCATTCTTCAATTTTAATAATATTTTTTAATACTAATTGTCTCTTTAATGCTTCATAAAACATATTGGAGAATTTAACACGAATTCTGTTTATAAATTTTTGGAATTTAAGTTCGTCACGAGTAATTTCAGATGAACGTCCAATTGAGAACGCATCTGCTTCTGTTAATCTTGACATTGGTATGTTTAAAGCCTTATATAACTTCTGTTGGAAATACTGTATATCTTCAATTTCTCCTAGGTTTTGTCCACCAGGTAGTGTTGAAATTTCAGTACCTCTTCCACCTTCTCTACGAGGTAACCAAAAATCTTCCATAACATTTCTGTGTATTTTTTCATCTTTAATATTTCCTGTAGTTGGATCGTATACAATCTTATTACGATACCTATTCATTGTATTGTTAAGGTATTCCTCAGCTTTACCTTTAGGGAGATTACCTACATCAATATAAAATATACGTCTCTCTGGCGCTCTTGATATACGATAAATAACAAGGGAATCTTCCATCATACTTAATTGATTTAATGGCTTAAGTGCTTTTTGCAAATAACCTATAACTTTATCTCTTGTTTCATTTAATAAACCAGAGTTAACTTGAATAATAGCATCAGTAGCAATTTTTAATCCTTCTTGAGAATTAAATAATACATCATCTTGGTATAAGTAATATTCTGCACCGTCTTTAATTAATTCAGCACCAGTCTTAGGGTCTTTAACCTTTTCTGTCTCTTTAATCTTACGAATTTTAGTTGGGTCAACTGGTCTTAATTCTTTTATACCATCACTAGGATTATTTTGGTCAATAATAACATGAAAGAATAACCTACCATCAACATACCAACGTTTAAATATATCATATGCGTTATTACGGAAGTTAGTTAAGGCAAGAATTTTTTCAAATTCCATATGAATTAAGTCTTTAACTTTATTTGATTGTTCTAGTTTATCAAGGTCTAATTTAAGAATTTTTCCTGACTCTACTGTGATAGCTTCATTACATATATCTTCAACTGCCAAATCTACCTCAGGGTACTGAGATATCGTGCGGTATTTCATTATTAATTCTTTATCGTTTTGAAACTTATCACCCTGTAGGTCCATGTACTGTCCAAAATACCCACCTGTAGGGGAAATTTCAAACGCACCATCCTCGTTATCTGGGGTAAACGATACTGGTTTGATATTTTCTGGTTGCTTTTTAGTTAATTGCCAACCAAATAGTGATCTGTTTTGTTCTGCCATTTAAATATTCCTTTACACTCTTTTCTAAATATATTTATAACACTTAGAAAAGAGTGCCCGAAGGCACTCCTTATGTTATATCGATGATTTACGTTGTCTTGTTAGATTCCCAATACTGAACTTGAAGTTCAACTTCAAACTCTTCAATCGTATCACCTGTCTCATAGCTTAATTCAATTGCTCCTAAGCTAGTAGGCCAAGTTCCTCTCATGTTATAAGTCTTCTTCACTGTACCATCTTTGTCCAATTGCTCAACGATCATATCAGCCATGTAATCACTAGGTTTAGTTTTACCTGTGTTTTGCTTATGCTGATTAATACCATTCATCCATTGTTCAAAAGAATTACGTACATTAAAGTCAGTATCGTTAATAACGGTAACACCCCAAGGGTCAAACGTTCTATCCCCTGCAATTTTAAGTTGACGCCCTCTGAATGGAACTTCAATTGGTGCAACTGTACTTGCCGGCATTGAACTTGCTTTACACATGTATGATGCTAAAGATACATCCGCAGTAACATATGATGGAAAAGCCATCGTTACTTTGAATAAATTAGGTCTAGCACCGCCGCCAACTAGTTTGGCCTTCATATCATCTACGCCT